CGCATTCCACTTCGGAACCGGCAGAGAGGCTTTGACAGATAGCAACTCGTCTTTTTTCCTAAACTCGGGCCAAAGCGGTTCTTCAGACTCAGGCATGATTGCCGGGAACTCAATCAGTTCCCACTGATCTGCGTGCATTTCGCCCTGCTTCTTGAGCACCTTGCCGACCAAATCTTTAGTGCTCCATCTTGTCATTACTATCACGATAATCCCGCCGGGTTGCAGACGCTGACGTGGACCGGAGGTATACCACTCGTAAACCGCGTCCATGGCAGTTGGGCTTAGTGCATCTTGTTCGCTCACGGGGTCATCGATTATGAGCAGATCCGCGCCTCGACCCGTAATCGCGCCGCCAACACCAGCATAGAAAGATTCGCCGCCTTCATTAGTTGTCCAGCGACCGGCTGATTTGTTGTCGGCTTGCAGCTTTAATTTTGGGAAGACTTCTTGATATTCCTCGGAATCGATAATGTTTCGAACTCGGCGACCGAACCGAACAGCAAGCTCAGCGGTGTGAGTGGTCTGGATGATTTTGAGATTACCTCGAAGACCCATCATCCACGCGGGGAAGTAGGTTGAAGCAAACTCCGATTTGGTGTGTCGAGGAGGGAGGCAAACAATCAACCGCTTGAGCTTGCCTTGAGCAATCCGGTTAAACTTTTCTCCGATAATCTTGTGATGGCGACCTTCAACAAACTCTGGCCACATTTGCTTAACAAACTTGATAAAGTCGCTCTGACACTCTTCTTGTTTTTCTATCTGGTCATAACGTTTTAGGAGGGCTACGGCTTCTGCTTTCTCTTGGTCTGACAGGATGTCGAAATCGCGCAGCGCAAGTTCAGACATCGCCCCATTCTTCGCCCTTAAACAGCAAAGCCTCCGCCTCTCTCCTGCGAACTAAACCGTCAAGAACTTTGCCGCCAGACTTGTTCCACCTGCGAATCTCAGTTGGCACATCTTCGAACTTACTATCATTTAATTTTTTTAACATGGTTGATGAGCGCAAATTGCCGGGGCCAAGGTTGTATGTCCACGCAACCAGAGCATCAAACTCATTTTGCTCAAGCGGAACATTAACCGCCTCGCGCACATATCCTTCGAACTCTTCAATGTCTTCTGCAAGCATGCGATCTGCGTCCTCCTGCGTACAAACATCGCCGTCGCTTACACCTGCGGTATGGCCATAACCGATAGTCCAAACGTGAGCTGGACATAAATACGCTTTTAGCTCACAGCCCTCGAACTTTTTAATTAAGGCTTTGCCTTCTTCGCTAGTTTTCATTTGTCGTGCTTATGTGCTGCTCCGTAGTAGAAGCTGATAATAGATGAAACGATACCTCCAAGATAGCCCAGTACAAGATTGACAATGCCATCATCATTAGCAGCAGGGTCTTGAATTGTGACCAACGCGATGTATCCCCCGAAGAAAAGAACACACGCAATCGCGATAAAACGTGGCGTCCAGTCACCCCGAAAAGTTTCACGCGCATGTTGGATATCTTTCGTTTCAAGCTCGAAAACATCGACATCTAACTCCTTCATCCGTGCCTGAAAATCCAGTTCCGCTTTCTTAATCTCCGCAAGCTGTTCTGGCGTTGCGTTCTGGACGGCTTTCTCAATGCTTTTCTCGTCAGGCTTGCACCCTAATACTTGAGCAATGGCTTGTGCCGCAGTGCCGCCAAGAGGACCACCTAGCGCCTGACCTATGGTCGGGGCAACTGCCCCGATTAATCCTTTAATAGCACCGAACTTCATTTCAACCACACCGTTGCAATAATGCCAACCAAGGTTGTAACCATAAGCGGATAGATGCCCCAAATCATGCGTTCGAGCTTGTCGAATCTTTTTGACCCCGCATCTAATCTGTTGTTTATAGCCTCATACCGCAAAGCGCACTCAGCCTCGTGTATCTCGATCTTTTGAAGCGCCTTGCTCGCGTGGGTTTGAGCCATGGTTAGTTACCGTTCCAAATATAAATAATATCAAGACTCACAGACACCGCTATATCAGCAGCGGCAGAGTCTCCGACACAGCGAACTTCTAGGTCAGTCTTTTCCTCGAACTTGAGAGGAAGGGAATACTCTTGATGCAACACCCCATTATCAATAACGTGCTTATCTTTAACCTGAAACACTTCACCAAAAGGCCGTGCAGCTAAATGGATAGTTGCGTATTTATTGTTTTGGGCCGTAGCAGCAGTGATATCTTTTTGTAATAAGTAAGCCGTGTGATTTGCTGGTACTGTCCACAAAGCCATCAAGCTCTGGTTGTCTCCAACAGCAACGGTTGCGTACTTATTAGCCGGTACACCTGCGGTGACTGTGCCGGTGCCTACATAAATAACTCCCGCATTCTGACCGCCTGTTCCTGCGGTGTTCACAATCATTCGGTTGATGCGTAAGTATGAATTGGTTGTCGTAACGGCAGTCTGGCCGTTTAGCGTGACTGTTTCAGAGATTTCTGCGTAGTCACCGTCTAAACCAGAAAGCGTTACGGTTCTTGCGCCTGTCCCGGCGCTGGTGTCATTAGCTGAAGAAGAAGAAACGGTGAGCTGAGTGGCCGCTGACAAATAAGAGTACAGTCCACCCTCAGCCCACACTGTTTCAAGGCTATCGTCTACATCTGGGTTGAAACCGAACTTAAAGATAGCGTAGTGCCAAGCAACTTGGCCTCGCTTTACTTGAAGCTCAAAAGGCTCGCTGGTTCCGACCCGAGTGATTGACGATATTTCAGCCATTAGTTGACCACTTCTTCCGCTTCTTCAACGACCTGAATCGATTCTTTCAGGGCATTTTCTCTGAAGCCAAGGGCTACTTGTAAGTTCACCGCTCGGCGCTGCATCTGTGCGATTTGGTTCTGCAACTCACCAATTTCATTACGCAGGTTGATCACCTCAACGTAATGCTCTTTCGACGCATCGCTTTGCTCGTTCATATCGTACTGCTCGTCATCGATGGTTACGATTACTGGCTGTACTTCTTGCTCTACTTCACTCATGTTGACTTCCTCCTAGTCATAAAAGCGTTGCAGGTATGCCACAAGGCAAATTAGCAACCATTTCACATGAAACCTTACCAGCTTGTCCGCTATTCCACAGATCAAACAAGGTCTCAATCTTTTGCTCTTGCGTCTCCGTATGGCTACGCAGTCGCCCTAATTCTATCTCAAGCCTTCTGACCTCATCTTCCATTGCGTCCATCTCTTCGATCTTTTTTTGCAAAGCCATGATGTTCGCATTCTGAATCAAGTCATCTGGCAACGCACCTCGCAAACCAAGCGGCCACTCCCGAACAAAATCGGCGTTGTCTTGGATCTGCATCTGGTGCATCTCATGTCCGTGTTCCACCCCGGTGATCCGAGTATCAAGCGTGACATAAGCCGTAGTCGCCATCACAATACCAAAGCCCAAAGCGATAAGATTACGAAGCGGTATCTCAACCGCTGTATTGTCATTGATCTCTGGCATGGCTATTTGTCACGATTATTCCAAAGCTCGAACAATACTTTGACCTTCTCTTTGATCGTCTCGATATCGCCGTGCATTTTGGCGAGTACCACTACCAAAGTCACAAACCCTACGGCAACAGGCCATAGCACATTGATTGCATCGAGCGCGGTCATAAAGCATTAGGCATCCTTGTTCTTGGCATGCCCGATATTGACTGCGAGCAGATCAAGAAACTTTTTCGCCTTTGCCACAATCGCATCGTCCTTCGGCGTAGGCGTCATAGCACTCACCACCGAGGCCAAAGTAACCGCAGCGGTTAGCCAATTAAAGATGTCCCAAAGCAATTCCATTACCAAGGCACTCCATTAGCCTGCGTTGGGTTCTTGTCAGCCTCAATCTTAGCTTCAAGTGATGCTTCAATAGCGTCCTGATCGACACCGTTTGCCCAGCACCAACCTAGTACCTGAGACTCCGTAAGATCGTCGTAAGGCGTGAAGTCAGAGGCAGATGCGTCATAAGTAAAGCCGCAAGTGCCGTATGATGATGCAGAGTAGTCCCCGTCTAC